ATGAATTATAAAGAAAAATTTGTAGATCCAATATTTTATGAAAAATCTTTTGTTGTTTATTCGCACGATACAGATTTAACAATAGAAGATATAAATAAAATATTAAAAGAATACAATGTAACTACAAGAGAACTAACTGATGAGGAGATAATATATCAAATATGAAAACAGATCCAAATTATTACAAAGATAATAAACCAGAACTAACCGAATTAATTAAAGCATGGAAATTAGATTGGTGTGAAGGTAATGCGATTAAATATATTCGCAGACATAAAAACAAAAATAAACAATACGATATACTAAAAGCTATTTGGTATTTAACAAATATACTAGAGGAGGATTATGGGAATAAGTTTGCTAAAAGCATTAGAGGGGCAGTTCAAGAAGTTGAAAATAAAACTACCCTCTCGACACATAGACCATATAGATAAAAAACGAAGTCTACAGAATTTTGTTATGGTATTGGCTATACAATATCTTGAATCAGATATGTATAGATACTTTGCCAAACATTATATGAGCCAACGAGTGGCTGATAATCGTAAAGTAAAACCTATAGAAAATTACATATGGAGGAGGTACAATCATGGGAAGTCAGATAGGGATTTGGCGAGAGATCAACGAAATGTATATAGACGACAACAGATTAGAGAAAGGAGTGTTGACTAAATGGGAAAAGGAAATGGAAAACTTAAACCACCCGAACGACCAAAAGGCATTGGAGGCACTGATGCAATCCGTCTTGCGGCTGGAGAATGGAAAGATATTTGGCTTGAGAAGATTGGAAAAATCGAAAGAAAAGATCTTTCAGGTGTATTGCCAGTTCAACTTGGAATTTTTACAGAAGAATTTAACAGAAGATGGTATCAAGAGGTTAGTGGGGAAAGGGTTGTTAATATAGGACAAGTCTTTACACACCCTGAATATGATTACATCTATGGTAGTCTTGATGGAGTAGCAAAAGGTAAAGTGTTTGAAGCTAAACACATAAATCCTTTTGTTAAAGAAGATGCTATTATTGAAAAATATTATCCTCAAGTACAACATTATATGATGGTAACAGGATTTAGTAAAACTGTTCTATCTGTATTGCGTGGTAACATGGGATATAATATTTATCATGTTGAAGCTGATAAGAAGTTTCAACAAAAACTAGAAGTCGCTTGTCACTTATTCTGGTTTCATGTCATAAACAATATTGAGCCACCAGAATATGTAGACTTCAATCTTATGGAAAGGATAAAAAATGAAGATGACATCGCTCTCCACTTTGGAGAAGAAATATCCGCTGACGGCTGGGTACAAAGAAAACTCAACTAGCAAAGAAGCTGCTAAGAAAATAAATTCTCGAGCTGCCAATTTGCGGACACAATGTTTAGATATAATAAAACGTAAAGGTAGTTATGGTGCTACACCAGAAGAAGTAGCAGCACTATTATCTGAAAGTATTTTATCTATAAGACCAAGATTTACTGAGCTTAAGTTATTGGAATATATAGTAGATTCTGGTATTAGAAGAAAAAATAATTTTGGAAGTAACACTAAAGTATGGAGGTACAATGACGAAAGAGAATAGAATTATATGGGATAATTTAAAAGAAACTGATCCAAGATTTACTAAGAAAGTAAACAAAGGATTTGGAAATATAACTTCAATAGATCCACAATGGCAGATAATGAAAATGACCGAACAGTTTGGTGCTGTTGGTCAAGGTTGGAATTATCATGTCAATTATGAACACACAGCTGATGTTGTGTTTGCCCAGGTATCTGTTGCAACTGAAAAGAACAATGATGGTTTTTGGAATTACTATGGGCCAGTTTGTTCTGTTCAAAAGTTATATAGAAAGACTGGTGCATTAGATGACGAAGCTCCTAAGAAAGCTATGACAGATGCTTTAACAAAAGCATTTAGTCATCTAGGACTTTGTTCTGATGTATTCATGGGTAAGTTTGATAACTCTAAATATGTATCTGAATTAGAAGAAAAGTATTCAGGTAATGTAGATAAGAGTAAAATTAATAAGGTCGCTTAACAGCTGAGGATAGAGTGTAGAGGTAGCTGTTAGGCAATGTTCTTCCGACTCTACACTCATTAATGAAAGGATAATTATGACATTAAATGAATTATTACATAGCTTGGTGTTACAAGGACATAAGATCCCTGAAAATTTACACCCACCATTACAAGCTGAATATTATTCTAAATCTAAAAAAGAATATAAAGCAGTTGGTGAAATGGATTTGTATCATTTTATAAATGCGTTTATACAAAACGTAGATAGTAATGAACAAACCCAAGACAAAACAGATTTATCTGCTACAATGAGTATAGCAGATATACACTATGAGCTGCTAAAAATTAAAAGCTCAGTTGAAACCCTAATAGGAGGTTTAAATGATAAATAAAGTAATATTATTAGGTCGTGTTGGTAGTGACCCAGAAGTAAAAGTATCTACCAGAGAAGAAAAGTTTGCTGGTTTTTCTATAGCTACTTCAGAAAAGTTTAAAAACAAATCTGGTGAGTGGCAAGAAAAAACTCAATGGCACAAGTGTGTATGTTGGGATCCAAACATTTCAGCTACTATTGAAAAGTATGTAAAGAAAGGCACAATGTTATACATTGAAGGTCAGATAGAAACCAGACAGTATGATCATAATGGTGAAACCAAATATGTAACTGAAATAGTTGTACCTAGATACAAAGGTATTCTTAAAATGATTGGAGGACAAGGTGGCACTTCTAAAGTTCAAAACCAAACAAACAGCACTTCAGAAGATCCAACAGAAGATATCCCATTCTAATTATTATGAATGTTCTTCTTGTGATAGAAAATACTTACAAGATAATCTTATAGCTTATATTCCTACTAATCAGAATAGAGCTGACAGTTGTGATTGGTATTGTATTAAATGTTATAATAAGAAATTTAATGACTAGACATGAGTAGAAGTCTCCTTTCGTAGCTACTTGATACAATGCCATAGGTTTTTTATTTAATTTCCCCTATATAATTGTATTGCGGTCGTTAAATAAGGGGGTAATGTGACTGAACGCACATAAACCCCCTTTTTTTCATCACTGGAAGGATAATGAAACTCTTGTGTATGATTAAACCTAAACAATATAATTAGGCTTTGTATGCTCAAATATGAGCTACTTTTTGACTAAACTTCCCCCAAAATATAGTCCAATGATAGCTGACATCAAATGAGTGTCTAAAGGAGTAATTACTACACCAAAAAATTCTTTGTCCATGACAATCTCTTTCTTCTCAATTAAAAAAAGAAACCCTCTAGTGAACTCTGTCCATGTTAGCCAAACCGAAGTATCAAAAAATACTGGTACTATCTTTGGCCAAGCAATAATAAAGAACACTGAAGTCAAAGCAATTATTCTTCTGGTAAATTGAAACCCTTTATTCTCATAAGACCTAGCAGCATTAATATGTTTCATCTGGTTATCAGCTCTTGCCAATAACATTTTTTGTTCGTCTTGTTTTGCTTTAATAGATTGTGACCAGATAGACATGAAACCACCAAGAAGCGAACTTCCTAGCATTGTTATCATTTCTACTGGCAAACCACCTAACATTTACGCAGCCCAACCAACAATAATAATTAATAAAATTATTGCTGCAAAACCTACAACTAATTTACCAGCTTTACTTAACTGATAAGACTTAATTTTAGTCCATAAATTTTTAATCATATTCTCTCTCCAATCTGTCCATTGAAATAAAGTTTACTTCTTGGACATGGTTATCCCAAATACCTAGCTCAGTTATACACCAAGACCAGCCATTCATATTTAACTTAGCGTATTCTTCTATATGACCATAAGGCAAAGAGCAACCGACATTTACTACTCTAACCCATTTGTCGTACCCTATCTTAATAGCTTTCCAATCCCTAGCTTTATGGGTATGACCGAACACTAAGTCATGTATACTGTCATTTCCTATTTGAACTTCAGCATTTTTACCACCATATTCTCTACCCATAATGTTGAGAGGTGCATGAACAAATGCTACACCAGCTATATATTTAAACTCACCATATTCTGACATAGACCAACCATATTCTTTAAACGAAGAATATAACTGATGTTTCATCATACCTTGTATCTCAGGTATATTTTCTTCAAACCTATGTATGCGCAGCTCATGGTTTCCCATACAAAAATGCCTGGGGTAATCGCTTACATATTTATCTAAAATTTTTAATGCAGATTTCATGGAAGCTATATCAACCATAAAAGCATCTTTTAACTTACCTTGTTGCGTACTATTCTTTTGAAAAAAACTAAGAGAATCTAAACTAGAAAAATCTCCTATATGAACAATATAATCTGGTTTACATTTACGAATATGTTTACCAATCCAATGAAACCTGTTCTGAGGTATATGTGGACTGTCATGAGTGTCACCAATGACAAGGACTTTATGCCCTTTAAATTTCATTTAACCGTTATAATTAAATAACTTGAGAGTTGTAAAGATAATAATTAATATAGATCCTATCCAAGCAACAGCTTTTAATGCTCCTCGACCGGTAGACATTTCTTGTTTTAATTCATTAATTTCTTTTTTATTCTCTTTTAAATCCTTTTTTATTTCTTCCAAAGTATCTTGAATTAATTTGTATTGTATATCTTCAGGCATCTGAATTACTCCAATCTGAAGAACATTTAAAAACAATAGTTGTTTTTCTTTCTTTTAAATCATAATCCATATAATCTGCAATATGATCTAAAGCATAACTACATTCATTAAAATCTTTAAATGATATTGGTACGTTTGATTTAAAACATAATGTTTGATCTAATGCTCCTATGTTTAAAAAACATATAACTGCAAAGATCTTAAACATTATTCTCTGTAATCTCCATCAATCTCAAGTCTTAAACTTTTAATCTTATATTTAAGCTCAAGTAATTCTTGTTTTAATTGAATAATATTTTGATTTTCTTGAACTGTTACAACATCATCTTTGAGTAGTTCAAACTCATTATAAAGTTTACCTACAAAAAAAACATTCCCAATAAGAGTACCAAGCAAACCCATTAGGATAACAATATTTTTTATATTTAATTCTACTGCTGCCACTATGCACCGCAGCTCTCACATTCATCAGGACACTTACATTGGTCTTTAGTATCAGCACCACAATCAGGACAAGGATTAATCATTTAGGATATTTCTCCTTAACTGCT